CGTTTGTATGTGCGTGAGGTTGGTAGTGATGGGATATATAAACACGTAACTCGATCCCTATGGTCCGGTTGGCGTACGACTACAATGATCAATAACACAATGAACTACGTCTATAATGCTGTTAACGTGTCAATTTTCCAGGATGAATTGGGGTACAATCCAATCATCGAAGGGCGCGTTAATGGTGACGACGGTGATTTTGAAGTCTCCTCGATCGTTGATGGACTACTCTACCTACGCCACCTTGAAATCGAGGAACTGGATGTCCAAGCCTCGAAGCAGATGCTCGGGACACATACTGCCGAGTACCTACGTATAACGTACACGGCGGACAAAATATGTGGGTCACTCGCACGATCTGTTGCCTCATTTATCGGTAATGATCTCCAAAGCCCCGTAATTGACGTTATGCCCGACTTTGTGCGTGGCACCTCATCCGCAATAAACGTACTCATTAGGCGAGGTTTCGATATTGAACAAGGTGAGTGGCTGCGTGATACTGTTTGTATGACATATGCATATTGTAAAACAAGTACCTTCGACGGTGAGGATAGATCCGCTGCTCTTAACAACATGGCCATGCTCTATGCCCCCTTCGAACAAGGTGGTTACGGGCTGACGCGATTTGCCCAAGATCACACTTACCGTCTATCTTCCAGTCGCACATGGCCCGCTGAGCGTGCTACCTGGGAGCTAGACAAAGTCCCACACTATGGTGTGTCCGCCGCGTGTCGCGCAGTACACCAACGCTTCGCAAAATACGGGATGCGCCTCGAGAACCCGGCTAAATTCTACCGAACTGTTGCTTCCCTCGCCAACCAGGGGGTTGACACCGCGTTAAATAAGACATGGATTGATGAATATCGTCGCACAGTCATCGATCACATCGAGTGGCTTAATTCTCAAACTATCAAACGAGTAGAATACCCTGAGACCATACTCAACAAAGCTACACAGAACCTTATTCGTTCAAAAATTGATAATTTACTCAACTCAAATCCAGATGCTACCCCTGTATATGAGACCGCCCATCTCCGTACTGCTCTTGCCGAATGGACATCACGAATTCTCGGACTCGCCTCCGTGTCCCCAGGGATTATCCGTGAAATGGTTGATGATACGAGCGGCGTACGATTATCTCTTAGTGAGGTAGTGTCACGGATGTCAATTGACCAGCGTGACACCGCAAACTGGTTCGGCTCCTACCCCACAGATTTAGTCGACCTATGCCTTAATCACAACTATGACATACCTGCTCCACAGAGAGGCATTATTGCAGACGAGTTTCTCCCAATTGTCGATGTCGCGATTTCAACTGCCGCAATGAATCAGCCCTGTCCATGGCCAGGCCTGAATGCCAAGAGACATTACTACGACATCATCCTCCATGATACCATCCTTTTCCTAGAAGATTATGCATACAAAGAATACTTTGATGCATTACGCTTCTAGAAACGCTGATATACCGTGTATATTACCACTCAAAATGAGTATATAATATGTAAACCTACGTATACACCCAATAGCTCATAACATTAGCTTACTCAAATTAAAGTTATGAACTGGATGTGTACGGAAAAGCACAAGTAACATATTAGTGGTGCTGTACATCACCGATGTACG